CACTTGCGTAAAGCTCCTAGGTTCAAAAGTTTTCTGATAGCCTTGAAAACAAAGGAAGGGAAGACCTATGCCTAACCCAGCCAAGCCTCTTGAGCAAAAACGCTTACTTGGCAACCCTGGTCATCAGAACTTGCCGAAAGAAGGCGAATTGGCCACAATCGCTCCAGGACAGCGACAGCCAGTGCGAGAACTCGGTCAAGACGGCTTACAGCTCTGGGATGATGTTTACAAATACGCTTTGCCTTGGATTGGCGCGATAGATGTTCACCTTCTCCAGATGACTTGCGAGCAGTACGACAGGCGGCGCGAGATTATGGACCGCTTGCAGACCGACTACGACTGGCACTTGTATAAACAACTCAATGACTTAGAGAGCATCATCTCGACAAACATCAATAAGCTCGGCTTCTCACCAGAGGCTCGGTCAAGACTCGGTTTGGCAGAAGTCAAGAGAGAGTCAAAGCTCGAAGAACTATTTGCTAGAAGGACAAAGCGTGAGCTTGAAAAGCGTCAGTAATTGGCCACCTCTTTGGCTAACACCGATTAGCGAGGCCGAATTAGAGAACGGCGAGGGCGAAGATGTCATTGATTTTGCTGAAGCCTTCGGAATTATTACAAAAGACTCGGTTGCGGGCAAAGCAGGTACGCCTATGGAACTTAGACCTTGGCAAACAGAGCTTTTACGCCATTTATTCGCTCACGATGACAAAGGGCTAAAAAATCGAGTTTCTTATGTCGGAGTTCCAAGGAAAAATGGCAAAAGTTCACTTATGTCGGTTGTTGCCGCTTATGGACTTGTTGGCTCAGGAATTAGAGGTGCTGAAGTGTATTCTTGTGCTGCTGACAAGGACCAAGCTCGTTTAGTATTCGGTGACACTAAAAAACTGATAGAAGCAAGCGAATTATCAGAAATCTGCAAACTTTACAGAGATGCGATTGAAGTACCAAGCACAGGTTCGGTTTATCGAGTGCTATCAGCCGAAGCTTTTTCCAAAGAAGGTCTATCACCAACGATGACGATTTTCGATGAGGCTCACGCACAGCCCAATCGTGAACTCTGGGATGTTATGCAACTTGCTCAAGGTGCGCGAGGCAACCTTGCCACAATGATTGCCATTACAACTGCTGGTGTGAAGTCAGATAGCACAGGTGGCGACTCCATTGCTTACGCGATGTATCAGTATGGCCAGAAGGTTGCAAGAGGTGAAATAAATGACCCAAGTTTTTTTATGGCTTGGTGGGAAGCACCTCAAGACATGCCTTATGACGACCCAGCGACTTGGCAACTGTCAAATCCTGGCTTTGATGACATCTGTGCTCGGTCAGACTTTGAATCTGCCGTTTTGAGGACACCAGAGTCAGAATTTAGGCGTAAAAGAGTAAATCAGTGGGTTTCATCAAAAGATAGCTGGTTGCCTTCTGGTGCATGGGAAAAACTGGCCACAGATGCCGATTACAACGAAGATGACGAATTTATTATTGGTTTTGACGGCTCCTGGAGCAATGACTCGACTGCTGTTATCGGAGTTCGGTTGCCAAGACACGAAAACGACAAGCCACACATCTTTACAATCGCTGTTTGGGAAAAAACCTCAGAAGATGACGCTAGCTGGCGTGTTCCTACCCTAGAAGTCGAAGATGTCATAATTCAGTTCTGCACTAAGTACAGAAATGTTCGAGAGCTTGTGTTTGACCCACCACGCTGGCAAAAAACGATGGTAATGCTCGAAGACATGGGTTTTCCAGTTGTAGCCTTTCCAACTTACTCAGCCGCTCGTATTGTTCCCGCTTGTCAAATCTTCTATGACGCTGTAACCGAGCAAACCATCACACATGACGGCAATCCTGTGCTTACAAGGCACTTAGACAACACTGTGGTCAAATCCGACAGGCAGGGAAGAAGAATCACAAAAGAGTCCGCTAGCAGCCCAAGAAAGATTGACGCGGCGATTGCTGCTGTGATTGCTTTAGACAGGTGTATAAATAGCAGTAAACTAGAAGACGAACTAACCCCGCAATTTTTCAATTAGGCTGGTAATGATAGCGACTATTCTTCAGGCGACAGGCATCTTGACAATTTCAGTTGGTGCAGCCTTTATTTACCCACCAGCAGGCTTAGTTCTACTAGGAGCTGGACTTTTGGTATTCGGTATAGCCATTGAAAGAAGTAAGTAATGCTAGGTAATCTTTTTGAGCAACGAGCAGTTAGCTTTCAAACTGTTTGGGGTGCAGGTGAGCCTTGGGGCTTACAAAGCGAAGCTGGCGTAAATGTCACAACTAAAAAATCTTTTGAGATTGTTGCTTTCTTTTCAGCAGTCAGCCTTATCTCTGACACCATCTCGACTTTGCCATGTGGGGCTTACCTAAGAATCGGTCCAATTCGCCGACCCTTGAACCCCAGACCTGTTTGGTTAGACCAGCCTGACATTGACCTAAGCACGAGAGCAGCGTTCTTTCAGCAGGTCTTTTCAAGCTTGCTCGTTCATGGCAATTCTTACACTCGCGTTTTCCGCGACTCACAAGGTCAGATAGTAAACCTTGTAAACCTAAACCCAGAAAAGGTAGAAGTCGAGCGTTCCAAGATTGGTCGCAAGGTTTACATTTACCAAGGTGAAAACAAACCGCTAACAAGCGATGAGATTATTCACATCGTTGACCTTATCTTGCCAGGCGAACTAAAAGGTATGAGCCGAGTAGAAACTCTAAAACAGGCACTCGGTCTAAACATCGCACTAAGCGATTACGCAGCACGATTCTTCGGTACTGGTGCTTCTGCTGCTGGCGTTATCGAGTTTCCTGGCAACCTAACTTCAGAGCAAGCAAAACAACTTGCCGATGGATTTGATGCTCGTCACCGCAACGGAACAAGACGCGCACACAAGACTGGTGTTCTATCTGGTGGCGCTAAGTTTGTTTCTACTCAGCTTGACCCAGAAGCATCACAAGCATTAGAGTCACGCAAGTTTGCAGTAGAAGAAATCGCAAGAGCTTTCAATGTGCCACTTCACCTTCTAGGCGTTCCTGGCACAGCAAGCTACGCTTCGGTTGAACAGAACAACCTTCAGTTTGTTTCTATGACCCTAAGACCGCTAGCAGAAAAGGTAGAGGCTGCTTTCTCACGCCTACTGCCAGGCGATGCCTTTATCAAGTTTCAGTTCAACGACTTACTACGCGCAGACCTAGAAGCTAGGATTCGGTCCTACTCAGTTGGCGCTCAGGCTGGTTTCTACTCGACTAACGACATTCGCAGGCTAGAAGACATGCCACCAGTTGACAATGGCGACCAGTACAGAGTTCCACTAGCTAACATCGCATTGGCTGACACTCAGGTAATCACAGACGAGAAAAAGACCTACATGGTTGCACAACTTATTCAGTCAGGTTTCGCCCCTGCCGAAGTTCTTTCAGCCCTTGGTATGCCAGAGATTGCACATACAGGTTTGCCTTCGGTTCAACTACAAGGTGTAGCTCAAGTCAACCCTGACGACCCGCAAGCTGTTTACGAGGTCTAGGCATGGTTCTTACTAGCCTTATAGCAATCGGAACAACTAGACAGCAGATAGTTGGCCCAGCTATTCAACGACAGGTTGTTCACTTGCACAATCAAATGAAGTCAGGAGCGCACTACATTCACATTGGCAATGAAACTGTAACCACTACAAATAGTATTCACCTAGACCCAGCAGAATCAAAGGTCATAACCTTAGAGCCTTTAGATGGTCTTTGGGCGATTGCCACTGCTGCTAACCAAGATTTAGGAATTTTCATAGTTAGGCAAAGCCAATAATGCCTTACTACATCACAGACAAAAACGCAGAGTGTTCCAACTGGGCTGTTGAAAAGCAAGATGGCGAACTTATTGCTTGTCACCATACAAAAGAATCAGCCATTGACCAGGCAGTAGCTATCAGCATCGCTGAAGAAACTGAGTTTGTTGGCGAAAGAGCAGCAATCGGTTCACTAGCTATTGACGACTATGTTTCTTGGTCGCCGCTTGACCCTAGAGTTGCTGCTCAGATTGTTATGGTCGAAGGTCAGTTTGCTGTGGTTCGGTTATTTGATTACGAGGATGGCATCTTTGAGCCAACCGACAAGATGATGGTCATAAATGTTTTTCAGTTGGAAAAGATACCAACCCCAAAGATGATTGCTGTCGAAATGGAGCAGGTCGAGGAAATGCACGAGCCGCATGACCCTAACCTGCCAGACAATTACAGACCAGCTTTATCCGAGGATGTTCCAGAGGGCAGGGCTTGTGGCAACTGTTTCTTCTATGACGAGTCAAGAGTAAACGCTGAGGGCGATAAAGCTTGGTGTGAGCGTTGGGATGCTTTTGTTGAAGGTAGCTATTACTGCAACGCTTGGGAATCAAACGATGAAGAAAGAGCCATCAATCAAGAAGCCCCTGCTTACATGAGAGCATCAGCTCGGCGTGGACTTGAGTATTACGAAGAAGGTTTAGCTGGTGACGGCGTAACACCTAAGACAGTTAGAGAAGCTAGAGAAATGGCAGAAGGTCGAGTAAGCGATGACAAGTGGATAAGAATTGCCGCTTGGATTGCTAGACACCTAGTTGACCTTGATTCACCAAACGCAAACCCAGAATCCGACAACTATCCATCCGCAGGAGTTGTTGCACATTTACTTTGGGGTTCTGGTCCAACCAAGCGAGCAGCGCAAAGAACCAAAGACTACGCTGATTCAGTAGTTGCTAGAATCAGAGCAGAGGAAACTAACAGTATGGACAAGAAAAACAAGTGGCTTGATGTAGCTAGAGCAATCCAGCTAAAAATTGACGGCCCACAGGCTGAAAGCAAAGAGCCAGAAGTAAGAACCAACAGCGTTGACTTTGAGGTCAGGGCTGAGGGCGATGGCATGACCTTTACTGGCTACGCATCTGTATTCAATAGTCCATCAGAAGATTTAGGTGGTTTTGTCGAGTATGTCGCTCCAGGTGCTTTTAAGCGTTCTTTACAATCTCGCAACGAGGTCAAACTTCTTTGGAACCATGACTCAGGTGAGCCTTTGGCTTCCCTAAGAGGTGGCACTATGCAACTTGTCGAGGATGAGCGCGGGCTAAAGGTCACAGCTACTTTGCCACAAACTTCCAGAGGGCGTGATGTTGCAGAACTTTTAAGGGCAAAAATAATTGATTCTATGAGCTTCGGATTCAATGTCATCAAAGACTCATGGTCAAGAGATGGTCAGACAAGAACGCTAGAGTCAGTCAGATTATTTGAGGTGTCAATCGTTAGCTTCCCAGCCTATGAAGCAACAACCGCAACTGTTCGGTCAGTTCCAAGCATCAATGCTGACGAGCTAGCAGACGCACTACTTAAGCTAGAGTCTGGTGAAGAACTAGACGAGAAGAACGCAAACTTGATTACTGAGGTTGTTGCAAAGCTAAAGGCACAGCCAGAGGTACAAGAGGTCGAGGACAACGGACTTTCCATCCTGGACCTAAAGCAGAAGCAATTTGACCTTCTAATGAAAAGGATTTAACATGGCAAGCAAAGACGAAATCAAAAAAGCTATTCTAAAAGCATCTGGCAACCCTTCGGTTGGCACAATAGCTGAAATGGCCGATGACCTAGCTCAAGC